CATCGGCATCGGACGGGACGCGGGGCGGCACGGGAATTACGGCGGGGATGTCCGGATCGAGTTTGACGCAACTGTCGAAGATGTCGGGCTGGCCCACTCCTCAAGTAGCGGACGACAATATGAGCCGAGTGTCAAATCCTCAAGAGTACAGTCGCAAGAGATTGGAAACGAGGAACGCAGGTCAGAACTTGGCGGACACGGCTCAAGCCTTGGTTCAGGCGCAAAGACTAACGGCATCTGGGGAGATGCAGACTGGCTCTATTGCAGGGATGGAAAGTGGAGGCCAGTTGAACCCAGCACTTTCCCGCTGGCTAATGGGATTGCCGGTCGCGTGGGACGATGCCGCGCCTACGGGAACGCGATTGTCTCGGAAGTCGCGCAAGGATTAATCAGTAGTTTTATGGAAGGAGAGAGAGATGGCACGATTTGAGTGTGTAATAACAATTAAGGTAAATCCGGTACGTGAGGCGGAAAGCCGTGAGGAATTTATTGAAAAAATTATTGAGGAATACAACGATCAATGTTTTGGCTTGTTTGATATTGACGCATCAGATTTGTCAGAAATTACAGAAGGATAGAGAGAGATGGCTGACGAATATGATTACAGAAAACGCATGAGTGCTTTAAACAACGCGGCGTATGCCGCTGTTGGGGTGTGTCCACATAAGTATCCGCACCCTACCTTTAAGGCCTTGGTTAAGATTTGTCATGAGATTGACGCTCTCATTGACGATGAGACATGGGGCAGGGACAACATGCCGCCTGATGAGTGGACCGCTGCGGGTGGATTGAAGGCATTTTGTAAACAGCAAGGAGAGAAGTAATGGGATTAGATGCATATTTAATTGCGGAGCGGAACAACACTACAACGAGTGTTGTGAAGGGAAAGTATGAGGCTGTTGACCGGCCAACGGAAGCGGTCGGTCACGTAAAGACGGGGGACGCAGAGTTGCGTCCTTCTGAGGTTTGCTGGCCTATTGCCTCGGTCCGGTTGGAGATCCAGTACTGGCGCAAGCACTGGGATTTGCATGAGTTAATTAACCAGAGCTATGCAAGCCCTGATGAGTACAACGAAAACCCTATGAAGGTGTATTTATCTTCTGATAATTTGCGGGAGATTGCGGCTAAGATCCGCGATGATTTAACGGAGGACGCAGACCCTCGGTATCGTCACCATACAGAAAGGGAGGAGTACGCTAAGAAGTTTGATTTAGCGGCTGATTGGATTGAGTTCGATGGGTGGAACAGATCGGTTTATTATCGGGGAGATTTCTGATGCTTGATTACACTTGGGGCGCAAGCACCGTTGCTACTAAGTACGTGCATCAACGGTTGCATGAGGTTTTGGACATGGAGGATAATGACTCTATGTCCATAGCGTTGTCTCAGTTTTATGCTGAGTTAGCGGAAAACTATTACAAGGACACGAGTCAAAGGATTGGTGATCCGCATGATTGAGTGTCCGGAGTGCAGTTACACTGGTCACAAGGGCATGGTTGAGAAGACCTTGTACCAGCGGTTTGGCGAAACGTTAGAGCCGGTAGCTGAGTGGGTTGCTTGTGAGAATTGTGATGGTTCTGGCGAAGTGGAGCCTGAAGATGAGTACGCATAGCGTTAAGGCAAAGTCGCGGCATCCAGGGGCGCCGCGACAACATTTCAAGGTCGCTCATCTGACCTTTGAATTAACTGATACCACGTTTGCATTGATAGCTGGTGAGGCGGTCTTGGAGAAGGACCGCCGGCCATTGTTTACGGGTGTTATAACCAAGGGCATAGCCACTGAGTTGCGTAGGTTGGCCCATCATTTTGACGAGAGGGAAGATAAACTGTGAATGCATCAGAAAGAAGACAGAGAGTATTGGACGTTGCCGCTGCGGAGAACAAGCGGATGTTGGAACAGTATGGGTATCGAGGTCCGAATTACGGCATTAAAAATGAGGTTGTTGAGGGGCGCATTGGCAGGTTTGCTACCAAGCAGGGGCGTCCATTGCAGTTAAATTCTAAGATTATCATGAACATGACTAAGCAGGGGCGCAACGCGGATGAGATTGCCGCTGCCTTAAACATGCAACGCAAGAGCGTAATTCGCACGGCGCTCAGACATGGTATAGATATCATTAAGTGATGGTGAGAGGCGGCGGTGAACATCGGAGTTGTAACGATCAAACTGAGCGCAGGTAAGGTTTCAGTTGAATAAGCCGCCCCTCATAAAAAGTATATCAAAGGACGCAGAGAATGCCAGAGTATTTATTGCCCGAAGGCAACGTTTTAATAAGTTTTTCGGGGGGCAGGACCAGTGGGTATATGCTTCACAAGATCTTGGAAGAGAACGGCGGGTTGCCTGATCGGTGCAAGGTTGTTTTTGCCAACACTGGTCGAGAAATGCCTCAGACATTAGACTTTGTGCATGAGTGTGGTGACCGGTGGAACGTGCCGATCAAGTGGTTGGAGTACGACCGGATTGATAACAAGGTTACGTTTAAAGAGGTGAGTCACAACTCCGCTGCGCGAAACGGTGAGCCGTTCGAGACACTGTTATACAAACCTTATTTGCCAAACGCAGTGGCTAGATTTTGCACGGCAGAGTTAAAGGTACGGACGATCAAGCGTTACCTGGTGTCGCAAAAATGGAAGCATTGGAACTCTGGTATTGGCATTCGTGCTGACGAGCCCCGCAGAATTAATCGTGGGGACAGCAAAGATCGATGGACCTTTTGGTATCCACTGGCGGATGCGGGAGCAACCAAGGCTACGGTCATGGATTTCTGGAAACAACAGCCTTTTGATTTGAGATTGTTTGGTCCGAATGGTGTGACGGCGAAGGGCAACTGTGATGGTTGTTTCTTGAAGAGCGAGGCTACTTTGGCGATGATGTGGCGAGAGCATCCGGATCGTATGGAGTGGTGGTCGGCAATGGAGAAGAAGATAGGGGGGACATTTCACAAGCGCAGAAGTTATGACGATGTTGGTAATTTTGTAAAACGGCAGGGCGATTGGATCTTTAACGAGGAGGTGGGCGCCCTTTGCCAAGAAGATGATGGAGAATGTACGGGATGACACCGGCACAAGAAGCAGAACTAAAACATTTGCGGCGCATGGTAGATAATCTTGAGCCCGAAGCGTATAAGACAGGTGCTGGGGCTGATGCGAAGAACAAGTTGTATCAGGCCCGACTAGAATTAAAACAGTTTGTAAGTAGTCTAAGACAAGAAGGATATAGAATATGATAGTAGATACCAAGCGGGTATTGGTTGAAGAGTTGACCTACTCGGGCAGTGCCTTTGGGGTACTGGCTAATGGCGAGGGGGTGTTTATTAACTCTCGCATTGTAGACAAGATGGAACTCGCCCCTGGCACTGCGGTTCACGCGCAGGTTTTGCCTAACTTTTCTGACAAGCGGGAGCAGATTCCATGGCGCGTGGTTAATGTTCAGGCGGAAACGGCGGATGAATTGCAGCCAACTCCGAAGACAGAGTCGGTAGTTCGGATGGACGTAGATCAAGCAGAATACGAGGATGATATAGACGTAAAGATCTTTGATGTTTTGGAAGAGGCGGGAAGGCCATTGACCATGCGTGAGATTTTCGACGCTACTAATTTTCATTTACCTGAAATACGCGCATCGCTGCACCGGCAACGTGAGTTGGTGTCCAAGGTAGAAGTATACTTTGTATCTAAATAGAGAGTTTAATATGAAACAGTACAAGTTTACTGCGGCGTATGTCGCTGCAATTGTTGCCGTAAACATCGGCTTTGTTTATGTTCCTTTAGTTCCAATATGGGGAGAGATGTTTCCGCCCATGTCATTAGTAGTTGGCGCGGTTTTTATTCTGCGGGACTTTGCTCAACGTGAAATTGGTCATCACATTTTAGCGGCGATGGGTGTTGGTGCGGCGTTAAGTTACCTGATGGCGGACCCTTATGTTGCGTTAGCTAGTTTGGTCGCTTTTTTAATTTCAGAGCTGGTGGATTGGTACGTTTACACATTTACTGGCCGGCCATTAGCGCAGCGCATCTTGCTTTCTTCCGCGATAAGCACACCCATTGATAGCGCAGTTTTTTTAGAAATGATTGGTCACTTTAGTTTTGTTGGCTTTGCAATGATGACGGCGGCGAAAATGCTAGCGGCGGGTGCAATCTGGTGGAGGTTATCACGATGAGAGTAGTATACAACGCAACTTTTGTTGCCGATTGTCCAAGCGATGGTAAGGAAATTGTTTACAGAGTTAAGTTAATTAGCTCACACATTATTTTGGTAGAGGATCTTCACAAATGTTTTTCTGAAATAAAGAAAACACCTATTTACCAAGAGGACGTTACGGCACTTTTGGCACAAAAGTTTGATTGTTCTGTTGAAACTAGCGGATCACATCAAAATGTTTCTATCTTTTGCGAGGTGGAATGATTCACTACCATGGAACGCCAATCACTCCGGTCAGAGAACTGTTAACTCTGGCCGGTCGGCACTTCTGCGTTAGTCACATGCGTCCAGATGATGTCACTCGATGTCACCAGATTGGGCAAAGCGTCATGTTAGATAACGGCGCCTTTAGTAAGTGGAAGTCTGGCAAGCAGACTGATTGGAAAAGTTATTACGAGTGGTGTGATAAGTGGTTAGACTACCCGACCACATGGGCTGTAATTCCTGATGTTATTGACGAGGGCACTCAAGCCCAAGAATCTTTGGTGCGGGATTGGCCTTATGGTGATAGAGGATCACCGGTTTGGCATATGGATGAACCTATCTCTAGGCTATTATCTTTGTGTGAGGATTGGCCTCGAGTATGTGTGGGATCAACGGCGGAGTATGCTGTTGTAATGTCTCCATCTTGGTGCATGAGAATGGATGAAGCCTTTAATGAGATTGAGGCTACGTTTAAAAGAATACCCAACCTGCATATGCTTAGAGGCATGAAGTTATCTGGGCGTCAGTGGCCCTTTGCCAGTGCTGACTCTACAGACATTGCCCAGAACCATCACTTAAAACACAACACCGCTCGTTTGATGGCGGATCGTTGGGACGGGGCTCAGTGCCCTGGAAGGTGGACAATTAGACCACATCAAACAAGTTTTTTATAAAAAGGACTGATGAGTAATGATCAACAGAGAAGAATACAGTGCATTAATTTTAGAGTTAAAGGCTGCTAACTCTGAAATAAAAAGGCTGCAAGCAGAGAACAAAGAGTTGCGGGAGTTCCTTGAGAAGTTCCGCGACAAGACAGCCTCAATATTTCAGTGAGGGTGATTCTACCTGTCAATTGGTAACTTATCCGTCCGAAATATCTCAGCCTTCTGCTTCAGGATAAGTTCCCGTTGACGTTCAAGTTCCTCAAACTGCCGGTCGATTTCCGACAGCTTGGGGAACTCTATAACTTTATCTTTTGGGTTCATTGGACTTGCCAATCTTGGACTTTCTTAAATGCTCTGGTTCTTTTGAGTAGCCTCTGATCTGGGTAACGTTGTTACCGTTCATAGATTTAAGCAACGCCTTTGATACATCTAAGTCCAACCCTGTTTGCTTGGATATAACTTGGGCTCCACTATCGATTGTTCGCAACTGGCGTTTCTTATCCACCATGGTTTCAACCATGGCATCTACCATTTCTTTCGCTACTTCTTTTGCCTGTAGTTCTAAGTAAGTTTTAGCCATTCTCTTGCTTTCTCTCCTAATACTAATGCGCCTATGTTGATCTTGTTTCTGAGTGCTTCAACGATACGTTCGTCTATTGTGCCTTCTGAGATCAGATCAATATAGGTCACGGGGTTTTTCTGTCCGATGCGGTGCGCCCGGTCTTCACTTTGGATCCGTGTTTCCAAGTTGAAGTCATTGGCATAGTATACCACAAGGTTGGCCTCGGTCAAAGTCAGACCGTAACCAGCGGTAGCTGGGTTGCCCACAAAGTATTTCAGTGGGTGGTTGGGGTCTTGAAAGTTTTGCACGATAGCCAGACGCTCATCGTCCGGAGTGTCTCCAAAGTATGCCGCTGCGGCCCCAAGTCCAAACTCTTTGTTCAACATTGCAACAATGGACTTGATGTCATGACGGAACCGCGACCAGACAATTGCTTTGCCATCGTGTTCTGACATTATTTCTTTGAGTGCGTCTGTTCTTTTGGTTGGAAAGTACTCGATGTCTCCTTCGTCTGTCTTGATATGGCCTGACAGGATCTGTTGTAGGCGCAAAAGCTGTGTAATTACTGCGGGTGCGCTGACCAATTCACCATTGTTTAGCAGAACCATGGCCTGTCGAGAGATATCGTTGTACATTTTGGTTTGTTCTGGCGTCAGTTGTACATACCTGACGGTGTATGTCTTGTCTGGCAGGTCTAGGCATTCTTTTTTAAGAACACGGTAGCTGAAGGAACTGATTCGTTCTGTTAGTTCATCCAGATATCGATAGCCTACGATCTGAGTAAACGATCTGGCGCCCATCTTCTGTTGTTTGGTTATCGCATACCGGCCTTGGAACGCCCAATACGAATCACCTAGCATACCTCGTTGCAGAAACTCTGCTTGCGAGTAGATATCGAGAGGAGACTTGGTGATTGGTGAGCCGGTCAGTAGTCTTTTGTATGAGAACCCATCAGATATATCCATGAGTGCTTTGGTTCTTTTGGCCTTGGGGTTTTTGATGGTGGTGCTTTCATCAATGGCAATCAAGCCGTGCTTGCCTAGATGTTTTGACATCCACTTTCCTACACGCTGCCCCTTCGTTGAGGAAAAAGCCTCCACGTTCATGACAAACACGGTGAGCCCAGCAAAACCTTTTTGTATTGATCGTATTTCTTCTGTCTGTTTCTTGTTTGGCGATGCTACCCAACGAATCATTCGCAGCGGTACGTCATCCGACATGTGTTGAGGTATTTCTTTAGCTACCCAGTTTCGATACACGCCCTTTGGCGCTATCACCAGGGCGAAGTTGATCTTACCTTCCAAGAACAACTGTCCCATGTTATCAATGAGAACTTTAGATTTGCCGGTGCCCATTTCCATAAAGAACCCAAAGAAATCTTTCTGTCCAGCAGCATTCAATGCGGTTCGTTGGTGGTCATACGGTTTCGTTTTGAATTTATAGTTGACTGTCATATCGTTCCTCCCATATACTCCAAAATACGGCACAAAAATGGTTGTGTCAACTTAACCCTGAAGAGGATGTACTTTAATGGAAGACATATTCGATGACATGTTTGACACGAGCCAAGCGTTGGCCGGTGTTGATGCAGAGGTAGGCAAAAACCTATCTGAAATGGTGAAACAGGTCACCCAACTTGATAAAGAGATCAATGATTGGGAAGAACACCTTAAAATCCTGAAGGAACAGCGTAAGCGTATCACTCATGACCGCATCCCTAGTTTAATGGATGAAATGGGTGTGGAAAAGATAGAAGTTGAGGGCGCCTCGGTTGCTTGTAAGCCTGTAGTACACGCATCTATTCCTGTTCCGCGCAAAGAAGAAGCATTTGCTTGGCTTAGAGAAAATGGTCTGGACGGTATCATTAAGAACGATGTCGTTGTGACGTTTGGTAAGGGCGAAGACAACATTGCCGGCAATCTTGTTGGGCAGTTGCAGGAGAAGGGTTTTGATCCGCGGACCAAGACACACATCCACGCTTCAACACTCAAGGCTTTTGTAAAAGAGCGGGTAACAGCAGGTAAGCACATCGATTTGGACATGTTCGGAGCGTTTGTTCAAACAGCAGCAGAAATTAAGAGGAAAGCATAATGGGTGCGATTAAGAATAAAATGTTAGAAGAGATGGATGATGAAGACCACACTGATGAGTACGGTGGTTTCATGGACAATGACGAGACAGATTTTGATGAGGATCAAGTCATTGAGGATCAGATGATCCAGAAAGCAGAAGATGCTCTTGAAGAGCAAGAAATTGAACGTCAGATTAAAGAACAGGAAAAGAAAAATGGGTAACGCAGTAGCTAATAAAAAAAGTGCAGAGTTAAGCACAGATATTCTTGACGATATCTTTGAAACCGCAGGTGAAGGTGCCTCATTTAGTAGTGACGAGATGGCGATCCCGTTTGTTCGCTTGCTTCAGCCTATGAGCCCTCAGATCAACAAGAAAAAGCCTGAGTTTATTCCCGGCTCTGAACAGGGTGATGTGTTTAACACCGTTACTGGTCAGTACTGGCCCGGCGAAGAGGGTATAAAAGTTATCCCGTGTTATCAAACAACGGAGTACTTGGAGTTTGTGCCTATTGATTTGGGTGGCGGGTTTAAGGGCAAAGTTCCTACTGGTGATCCGTTGATTAACCAGACCAGACGAGAGGGTATGAAAGAAATACTGCCCAACGGCAACGAACTCATCAAGTCGGACCAACATTTCTGTTTGGTTTTGGATGATGAAGGATCCTATCAACCAGCTATCATTGATATGAAGTCTGCTAGCCTGAAAATCAGCCGGCAGTGGAAGACTAAAATCTCTATGCAAAAGGTTAAGAACCCAAAAACAGGGCAACTTGCTGTACCTGCTGTGTTTGCTACGATCTGGCGTATGTATTCCGTGGAAGAAACCAACGACAAAGGAACGTGGAACAACTGGGCCACGGAACCTGTTGGTTTAGTACCTCCAGAAGATCGTCACCTTTTCTTGGCGGCTAAAGACTTCCGAGACTCTATTCTAGCTGGAGAAGTAAAGGCCGCTGCGGATCCCACAGTTAATCCCGAAGGATCTGGCAACGCAACTGGAGCGCCATACAAGGACAATGAAATCCCTTTCTAAAAAAGTGAATAAAGAATCGCGCTAGCCGGGTTAGCGCGATTTTTTTAGGAGGGATTATGTCTCAAGCAAAAAAGTTAATGGATGCGTTCTGCGGATCGATAGCGGCGCACGGTACAACCACTGTAGGCAGAGTTGGACGCAACGGCAAAGCCGAGGCGAAGAGTATGATTGTTCGCGGTCCTTTGACCGCTGAGTTAGTACAGGATCACATTGAGGGCCGTCAGGGTGTGGGATCTATACCTATTACCCAAGATAATCTGTGCATGTTCGGGGCTCTGGACATTGATACCTATGATCTCAACTTGGTGGAGTTAAATGCCAAGGTTCAAAAGCTAGGGTTGCCCCTGGTGTTGTGTCGTTCCAAGTCGGGCGGCGCCCACCTCTATTTGTTTCTCAAGCAGTGGGAGCAAGCGGCCATGGTTCGAGAGTATCTGACCGAGATGTCTGTTGCCTTGGGGTTCTCCGGTTGTGAGATCTTTCCAAAGCAGGACACTATCTTGGCGGAGCGTGGCGATGTGGGCAACTTTATAAACATGCCTTACTTTGGTGGTGATGTAACCACACGCTATGCCTTGGATAAGAAGGGCGAAGCTATGGACATGGCGCAGTTCTTTGCTGCGGTTGATGCAGCAAGGATAGACATTCCAGAGTTAAATGAACTTCAGTTTGGTGGAGAGAGAACACACTTTACTGACGGGCCGTACTGCTTGGAGATCATTACTGGGCAGGGCTCTGTTACTGAACACCGGAACACGTTTATGTTTAATGTTGGCGTGTACTGCCGGTTGAAGTGGCCTGACAATTGGAAGAAGCATCACGAAGAATACAACAGGACGTTATGCAGCCCTGCCCTTGAGGCAACTGAGATCGTTGCGTTGCAGAAATCGTTGATGAAGAAAGAGTACTTCCTGCAATGCAGTGTGTGTCCGTTAAAAGATCACTGTGATGTACAGATCTGCAAGTCGCGCCAGTTTGGTGTGGGTAACTCGGCCCCAGATCGGGCCAACCTTGGTGGTTTGACAGTCATGTTATCAGAGCCTCGGCATTACTTCATGGATGTAGATGGTCAGCGGCTACAGTTAACTGTTGAGCAATTGCAGAACCAAGGTCTTTGGCAGCGGTCATGCATGGAGCAACTCAACTTCATGCCGCCTCAAGTTAAGCCACAAGATTGGCAGGTTGCAATCAACACTCTGATGAAGAACTCGGTCACCATAGATGTCCCTCCGGAACTCACGATCAAGGGGCAGTTTCATGAGATGCTGAAGACGTTTTGCACAAGTCGGATTAGGGCTTTGTCCCCAGAAGAAATGGAGATGGGCAAGCCGTGGACCGAGGACGGCGTGACGTACTTTACGATGGCTGGCTTGGAACAGTTTCTCAAGAACAGGCAGTTCACACATTACAAAGCGGTTCACATACAGGAACAGTTGAAGACGCTGAATGATGGAGGGGAGTGCTACCTTAAAAAGAATATTAAAAAAGATGACGGAAGTCGAAAACAATTACGTGTCTGGCATGTGCCGGCATTTGAAGATGAAGAAATAAAACTGGAACCAAAGGAGTTTAGTGATGACATCCCCTTCTGAACAACGAAAGCTGCTGAAGATTGCGGAAATAACCGAGTGGTTGGGGGTATCCCATTCCACCATTTACAAGTGGGTAAGCGAGGACATCTTTCCACAACCCATATATCTTGGACCGGGCAAGGGCGATAAGAACAGCGCCACCCGTTGGGTCGAGGAAGAAGTTCTGGAGTGGCTGGCTCAACGTCCACGCGGTAAAGAGTGATGTCCGAGGAGATGCTCTTAGGTCCGCCTGGGTGTGGTAAAACGTACAGCCTTATACAGCGCGTACAAGAAGCCCTAGAGGACGGTGTTGACCCTGAACAGATAGGGTTCATGTCCTTTACAAAGAAGGCCGTACAAGAGGCCGTTGAGCGGTCGTGTGGCAAGTTTGGGTTTGACGAGAAACGTCTGCCTTACTTCCGCACCCTGCACTCGATTGGGTTCCGCGCTTTGGGTTTGGTATCTGGTGACATGCTAGCCAAGGACGATTGGCGCAAGCTGGGTCATGGTCTGGGTTTGTCGTTTGATAATGCAGAAGGCGCCGCACCTGATGACGGCATCCTGATCCCTGCCATTGGCGGTGACGGCGGCAAGTACATTCAGTTGATCGACCGGTCCAGGTACAGGTTGATTGCAATGGAGCAAGAGTTCAACGAGGCTGAGGATTGGGATCTATCGTTTCCAAAGATGAAGCAGATCGAGGTCAGTGTTGCTTTGTACAAAAGCAAGTTCGGTAAGATGGACTTCGTTGATCTGATTGAACAGTACCTGAACGTAGAACCACCGTACTTGAAGCTGCTGATTGTGGACGAGGCCCAAGATCTTACTCCCTTGCAATGGGAGATGGTGGATCACATGAAGGCCAACGCGGAGAATGTGGTGTATGCAGGGGACGATGACCAAGCCATTCACCGATGGACCGGCGTTGATGTTAATCGTTTTATCAATGCGACAGACAACAAGACAATCCTTTCACAGTCGTACCGGTTGCCTCGGGCCGTTTGGTCTTTGTCTCAGCAGATTGTAAAGCGGATCGACAACCGGATTGAGAAAGAGTTTCTACCCATGGAGGAAGAAGGCTTGGTTGAATACCACCTAAGCCGGCACACAATTCCGTACCACAAGGGTTCGTGGACAATCATGGCTAGGACCAACAGTTTTGTGCGTGAGTTTGCAGAGTCTTTAAGGGAAGACGGATACCTGTACAGTGTTAAGGGTCGGCCTTCGATCAACCCAGATGCAGTAGATGTGATCGTTGCTTGGCGCGATCTGCAAGCAGGTAACCCTCTGTCGTTGCGCCGCGTTAAGAAGATGTATGCGTCTGTACCAAAGCAGGGAGACTATGCTGTTGTAAAGCGGGGCTCTGCTAGATTGTTAGACGCTGCGGACCCAGAAGCGATGTTGGATTACGAAACCTTGGTGCGTGATTATGGAATGATTGCTCCGTTATATACGGATGCGATGGATGTGGCACGGTTTGGTAAGGAACAGAAGCTATACGTCCGGTCAATTGAAAGACGAGGGGAAGACATCACCCAACCCCCTCGCCTTAAAGTATCAACTTTTCATGCCATGAAGGGAGGAGAAGACGATAATTGCGTAGTGTACCTAGGGATACCAAGAGTGTGCGCTCAAAGCAAACATCCAGATGACGAACATCGGGCATTCTATGTGGGCATAACACGCGCCCGGAAGGAATTGCACATACTAGATACAGATAAGAGGTATAAGTACCAGCTATGAATAGAGATGATGTAGTAGACAGCGCCTTAGACAAGATCAACGGCGATAGACAGGATGAGTATGGAGATGTGTTGAACTCTTTCACCACTATATCCATTGGATGGGACACAATTGTTAAATCGGCTCTCGGCACTCATGGTTGTATAACCCCGATGCATGTTGGTCTGATGATGGATTGGTTGAAGACGAGCCGGCTGTTGGTGGACATAAACCATACAGATTCGTGGGTCGATAAGGTCGGGTATGCCGCCCTGTCTGCGGAGGTTGCAGATAGATACATGGAGCCGGGAGAGTTGTTGGATATTAGGTGGGGAACCGGGCGAGTTTCCCCCGATGACACGCTTTCTGACGATTGGGTGGACGATTTTGCTGGGCGAGTTTCCCCCGATGTTCCACCAGAAGGAGTGGTGGTGGAGGTAGAGATAGAGGAAGAGCCTCCTGTTTGGGATGGTACAATTCAAGATGTGGAAACAAAGAAATGGGTGAATGAAGCAACGAAGTATGCCAAAGAGTTTGCCGAGCGAGAAAAGAAATACTTGGCTGAAAAAGGTGTTCTTGAAGTTTATAAAGAGCTTTTAAAGATTGCTACGTTGGACGAATTAGATGCCATGGCGAAGTATACTCCTAAACCTAGGCCCATGACCCGCAAGCGTTTAGCCGCATACCTAGAGCCTGGGCTCAATGCTTTGTTCGGTACTGAGTATGAGCCATATGTTGGGACAAAGACATGTCAGAAGATTGATGGTCGCAACGGCAAGCCTTGTGGGCTCCCGTTAGTTGGTAGACAAAAGAAGTTCTGTAGTAAGCACGTTCCAAAGAGTACAAAATTAGCAAGGAAAGCCTATGGCAAGAGATCGAAAAGACAAGTCAACGATCAACTATCTTGATCGGATGGACATTGACCGGTTAGATCCTGATTGGAACATACCAACAGAGTACCCTGATCTAACAGGATACAAGTCTATCGCAGTTGATTTGGAAACAAGCGATCCAAACCTCAAGTCTCTCGGACCCGGTTGGGCCCGAGGGGATGGTTTCATCGTGGGCATTGCTGTAGCTGCAGGAGATTACAAAGGCTACTTTCCCATACGTCACCAGAACGGACACAACCTAGATCCCAAGATGACCATGCGGTGGTTTGCAAAGCAGATGGATACTCCGCGGATCGACAAGATCATGCACAACGCCACGTATGATGCCGGTTGGTTGCAAGCGGAAGGCATCGAGATAAAGGGTCGGATCATTGATACCATGATTACCGGCGCCATTGTGGACGAGAACCGGTTTTCCTACAGCCTTAATAATCTAGGCCGTGATTGGATCGACATGCGTAAGGACGAGAAGGCCCTTCGCGCAGCGGCCCGTGATTGGGGGTTTGATCCTAAGTCCGAGATGTGGCGCCTACCTCCGATGGACGTTGGACCCTACGCGGAACAGGATGCTTTAATGACGCTCAAGCTATGGGAGCGGTTGAAGATAGAGATAGAGAAGCAAGACCTCTGGGCCATATGGGAATTGGAAACAGGGCTCATTCCCCTCATGCTTAAAATGAAAACCAATGGCGTTAGAGTAAACATCGATCAAGCAGAGCAGGTGCGGAAAGAACTGAAGGGCCGAATCACCGGGCTAAAGAAATCCATTCGTGATGAGACAGGTGTGGACCTTGAGCCATGGGCCGCGGCCTCTGTTCAGAAGGTGTTTGATTCACTGGGATTGGAGTACGCTAAGACCGAAGCCGGCAATGCTACCTTTAACAAGCAGTTTCTAAACATGCACCCTCATCCTGTAGCACAACAGATCGTTAAGCTGCGGGAGTTTGACAAGGCTGACAGTACGTTCATCGACACTATCCTGCGGCACTCACACAAAGGCAGGATCCACTGCGAGTTTCACCAACTCCGGAGCGATGACGGCGGTACAGTTACGGGTCGTTTCTCATCGTCCAACCCTAACCTCCAGCAAATTCCTGCACGGGACAAAGACATTAAGAAGATGATCCGCGGATTGTTTATACCCGAAGACGGATGCAAGTGGGGTTCGTTTGATTACTCTAGCCAAGAGCCACGGTTGTTGGTTCACTTTGCGGCTAGCTTGAATGACGATCACCGGCATCAGATGGTGGATGGTATTGTTAATGAGTGGCAAACCAAGGACATTGATCTGCACCAGATGGTTGCTGACATTGCCGGCATTGATCGGAAGTCTGCAAAGACTGTGAACCTTGGAATTATGTACGGCATGGGTAAGGCCAAGCTAGCCGACCAGTTGGACATCAGCGTAGCCGAGGCCACCACACTGCTTCAGACGCACCAGAGCAAGGTGCCTTTCGTTAAGGGGCTAGCAGAGATTGCAAGCACTCGCGCCTCTCAGCAGGGCTCTATACGCACTCTGCTGGGCCGTAGGTGCCGGTTTGATCTGTGGGAGCCTAGAACGTTTGAATACAACAAGCCACTGGCTCTAAAGGACGCACAAGAGAAGTACGGCATGTACCTGCGTAGGGCGTTTACATACAAGGCTCTGAACAAGCTGATCCAAGGATCCGCTGCGGACCAAACCAAGAAAGCTATGGCTGATTGCTATGCCGAGGGATTAGTTCCTATGCTCACGGTCCATGATGAACTATGCTTCTCTGTAGGAAGCCAAGAGCAAGCCTCTAAGATTACCGAGATCATGGAGACAGGCTTATCACACATACTCAAGG